CTAATTCAATCAGTCTTGCATCGAGATCAGTACGTATCGGTATCGGATCTACACTTCAAGACACGGATTTAACCCTTGGTAACACAATTATTCAACACGGTAGTAACGCATCTGGTGATTTTATTGGTAAAGCAGGAATTGCAACTGGTACATTAAATATAATTAATTCTGGCATTGGATTTACTCCTTCTTCAGGATATCTTGAGTATACTGGTGTCGAACTTATCAATATTACTAGTACTGGTAGGAATGCAAAAGCAGATATAACAATTGATAATGGAGTTGCAGTTGGTGCAACTATTTCTGAAAACGTTGCTGCAAGTGGCGGACAAGGTTATATTGTTGGTGATGTACTAGGTATATCTACTATTGGAAATAACAATCTTGGAAGAAACCTTAGATTATCCCTCGTTTCTATTGCTAATACAAATGAATTACTCCTCGATAACGTACAAGGAGATTTTATTACTGGCGCAGGAAACACAGTTCAGTTCCGCAATAATGCCGGACTTACTACCAATCTTAACGCTGCTCAAGGCGGTAATGTTCTTATCGATGGTATTAACAATGTAGTGAGCGATGGTACTCACTTTACTGTTAATCATAAAAACCATGGTATGAATTTTGCAGACAACAGAGTCTCTATTTCCGATGTTGAATCTGACATTCTTCCTGTAAAATTAACACAAACATTGAATTCATCCTCTACATCACCAATTACTGTTGATGTTACCACAGGATTTGATACATTTGAAAATGTTGGAGTTGGAACCACTAATCTTGGATATCTTAAGATTGGTGAGGAAATTGTTTCTTATGAGTCTGCCTCTGGAACAGTAATTACCATCACAGAAAGAGGAATCGATAGCACTGTTGCTAAGAATTATCTCTCAGGAACACAAGTCTTTAAATATGAACTGGGTGACGTATCTTTGAGAAGAATTAATAGAACTCATAATCTTAATGATGTGACTGCGGCAAGTCCACGCACATTTGACACATATAAAGTCAAATTAAACATGGGTGAAAGTGGAGTCGGACGCTCTACTGGCGAGAGTTTCCCAATTCTTTATATGGGAGAAACTAAATCTTCTGGCGGTAATAACATCAAGGCTACACAAAACATTCCTTTTGAGATCTTAACCCCACAAATTCAACATGTTACTGTAAGAGGAACGAATATTGATTCTGAGGTAAGAACGATCTCTGGATCTTCTATCAGTGGAAATGAAATTCCATATCTCGATCAAGGATTTGAATCAATTTCTATCTCTAGATCTAATTACTTCTCCACGCCTAGAATTATTGCTTCTAAGGTAAATGAGAATGCCAAACTTTCTACACTTCCCGGTAATAAGTCCATGACTATGAGACTTAACTTTGGCACCACTGATTCTAGAGTTTCGCCTGTAATTGATACTCAAAGAATGAGTGTTATTTACACATCAAATCGTGTAGATAGTGTAATTAGTAACTATGTTACTGATAATAGAGTAAAGAGTATTGACGCAGATCCTACTGCGTTCCAATATCTTTCTAAAGAGATTGCTTTAGAAAATCCTGCAACTTCTGTTAAGATAATTGTTGATGTTGAAAAGGATAGAGACGCTGATATCAGAGGATTCTTTGCAATCTCTGATCATCAAAACTTCAATCCAATTTATGAGGCATTCCCAGGATTTAATAATATTAACGAAAGAGGACAAATTATCAATGTTGCAAATAATGACGGTTCTTCTGACACTTTTGTCTCCCCTTCTGAAGATTATAGAGAACATACCTTCACAATTGACGAACTACCGTCCTTTAAGTCATATAGAGTCAAACTACTTCTCACATCCACAAACCAAGCAAATCCACCTAAGATCAGAAACTTGAGAGTCATAGCATTAGCATAATGAAACATTTAAAAGTCGAAGGACACAATAATTTCCTTAGAAACAGTGATACTGGTGCTATTATTAATAGTGATAAATCTGGATATTCATCTTACATGATGAATAAAGGTATTAAAAATAAGGAGAGTACTAGAATAGAGAATGTTGAGCAAGATCTTGCTAATATTCACAATGAACTTAGTGAATTAAAATTACTTATTAAAGAGGCACTTTATGGATCCCGATAGCATAACACTTAACAATTTTGTCAAAGAGTTTGAATACATTAAGTTAGCATCTGAGATAGATAGTTGTGATGATAAAGAATCTTTAAAAAACATCGCAAAGTCCTTTGCAAAACTTTATTATAAACAACAAGAGACATTATCTATGATAGGTATACCTGCCAATGGCTAATCAAAACGTAACTTTCGATGTAGCATCTGGTGCTCCATATCCCGTAAATCTTAACATTTTCGGTGGAGCAAATTTTAGTGATAAATTTACTATTATTAATCCAGATTCTAGTGCGTTTAGATTTGATACTGGCGCTGGAGCTACTCCCAGTAGTCCAGTTGAGTGGACAGGAACTGCTGCAATGTCAAAAAGTGTAGCAGTAGGTGCTACATTAGGAGTCACAACCGCGTTTAATGTTGGATTTACTAGTGCAAGAGATGGTGTTATAACACTATCTTTAAATCCAGCAGCTACTAGAAATCTTAAACCTGGTAGATATGTTTATGATGTTTTGGTAAGTTCTGGCAACACAGTGTACAACATTATTAATGGCGATATTTTAGTAAGAGCAGGTATCGCCACAAACCCATAAATAGGTAAAAAGATAAATGCAACCATCAACTAGAGCGGAGTTAGTAGACTACTGCAAACGAAAGTTAGGTGCTCCAGTCCTTGAAATTAATGTTGCCGACGAGCAAATTGAGGACTTAGTTGATGATGCAATACAATATTTTTACGAAAGACACTTTGATGGTGTTGGACAAGTATTTTTAAAATATAAAGTAACTCAAGACGATATTAATAGAGGTAGAAGTCCAGCTCCGGGTGTCACTCAAGCAGGAATTGTAACTACTACCGCTACAGCAATAATTGATGGTGCAGAAACTACATTTTCTTACTTAGAAAACAGTAATTATATTCAAGTTCCACCTTCAGTTATAGGAATTAATAAAATATTTCAATTTGCCGGTGGAAATTCCCTTAGTGGCGGCATGTTTAGTGTAAAATATCAAATGTTTTTGAATGATGTCTATTTTTATGGGAATATAGAGTTATTATCATATGCAATGACTAAGACATATCTCGAAGATATTGATTTTTTGCTGAATACTCACAAACAAGTTAGATTTAACCAAAGACAAGATAGATTATATCTTGATATTGACTGGGGTACTGTAAATGCTGGAGAATATCTGATTATAGATTGTTTTAGAACGGTTGATCCAAATGATTTTTCTAGAGTATATAATGATTCTTTCCTAAAACCATATTTGACTGCTTTAATTAAGCGTCAATGGGGACAAAACCTCATGAAATTTCAAGGTGTTAAACTTCCTGGTGGTGTAGAACTTAATGGTAGACAAATATATGAAGATGGACAAGCAGATCTTGATAAAATTGCTACAAAAATGTCCAATACATATGAACTTCCTCCCCTTGACATGATCGGATAATGGCACTTAATCCTTTTTTCTTACAGGGCTCTCAGGGAGAGCAAAGTCTTGTCCAAGACTTAATCAACGAACAGTTGAGGATGTATGGTGTTGAAGTTTATTATTTACCAAGACAATATGTCACTAAAAGTAAGATAATTAGAGAGGTAATTACATCAGAATTTAATCAATCTTATCCAATTGAAGCATATGTTGATAATTTTGACGGATATGGCGAAAATACGGTACTTTTATCAAAATTTGGTGTTCAAGCAACCAATGAACTTAAGTTAATTATCTCACAAGAAAGATTTTCTTCATATATTACTCCATTAATTAAAAATTTACCAAATATTGAGCTTGCAACTCGTCCTAAAGAAGGTGATTTAATCTATTTTCCTCTTGGTGACAGACTTTTTGAAATTAAGTTTGTTGAGCATGAAAAACCATTTTATCAGTTGCAAAAAAATTACGTTTACGAACTAACTTGCGAACTGTTCAGAGGTGAAGATGAAGTTCTGGATACTGGTATTGAAGAAATCGATGATACCTTCGATGTGGAAGGAAATATCCGATCTCTCACACTTGTTGGATCCGGAACCACCGCCACCGCTTTCTCTGGAAGAATTGCATCAGGTGCCGTCAACCAAATTATCGTTACCAATAGAGGTGAAAAATACAATCATCCACCCATTGTTGCAATTTCATCTGCACCTACCAGTGGCACCCGCGCTACAGGCATATCAACTTTACGTGACGACATTGCTAATTGTGATGGAACTTTAATTGGTTCTAAAGTACAAGGAGTCTTTATTGTAAACCCCGGAGCAGGATACACTATTAATCCAGGTATTGTTTTTGTAGGTGTTAACACTAATCCTGGTGTTGGTGCAGCGGCAACCACTAGAATATCTGATAATACTGTTGGTATTGTTACTATTAGTGATGGTGGTGGTGGATATGTATCTGCTCCTACCGTAACATTCAGCAGTCCTGGTATTGGAACTACGGCAGCAGGTGTTGCAGTCGTTTCTACAGCAGGTACAGTCACCGCGATCTACCTTACAAACGCTGGTGCAGGATATACAGTTGCACCTACGATTACACTTTCTTCTCCAGATATGGGTGGATCTGGTAATTACATTCCAACAGAAACTATTACTGGACAAACGAGTGGTATCACTGGAATAGTTAAGACGTGGAATAGTGTCACTAATGTTCTCACCTATTCTAATGTTTCTGGAGACTTCTTACCAGGAGAATCAATACAAGGTTCTGAGAGCGGTGCTGCTTATGTGATTAGAGTTATTGAAGATGATAACACAGTTAACAAGTATCCAGATAATAATGAAATAGAACTGTCTGCAAAGGATGGAATTATTGATTTCTCAGAATCTAACCCCTTTGGCAATCCTTAACATAAATAAAACTAAAGTAAGGCAATAGTATGTTTGAATACTTTTACCATGAAATCCTGAGAAGAACGATTATTTCGTTCGGAAGTCTTTTTAATGGAATTGATATCAAACATCTGGATTCTTCGGGTAACGTTGAAGAAGTTATCAAAGTTCCACTAGCATACGGGCCTTCTCAAAAGTTTTTAGCAAGACTTGAGCAATCGCCAGATTTAAACAAACCTACTGCGATTACTCTACCAAGAATGTCCTTTGAATTTACAGGACTTCAATATGATGGCAGTAGAAAAGTAACAACAACTCAAACATTTAAATCGCAAAGTGTAGGTATTGCCACTGCAATTAGAAAAACCTATATGCCGGTGCCTTATAATATGGCATTTGAACTTTCTATATTTTGCAAGTTGAATGATGACATGCTTCAAATTATTGAACAAATTTTACCATACTTTCAACCAGCATATACATTATCTGTAAATTTATTAGATACTATTGGAGAAAAGAGAGATATTCCTGTAGTGATTGAAAATATTTCAATACAGGATGATTACGAGGGCAATTATACTACTAGAAGATCTCTATTATATACAATTAGATTTACTGCAAAAACATATTTGTTTGGCCCTGTTGGAGACACATCAAAAGCATCCAGAGATCTTATCAAAAAGGTACGTGTTGGATACGTTCAAGACGATTCTTCTACACCTACAAGGGATCTTACTTATACAGTATTACCAAGAGCAACACAAAGTTACACAGGTAATGTTGTTACAAACTTAGCAGAGGATGTTGGTACAACTACGAACATCTTACGTGTTAATGATTCTTCTGAAATATCTGAAAACACATATATCGTTATTGATAATGAATCAATTTACGTTGATAGAAAAGAAGCAAATACGCTCTTTACAAAGAGAGGGCAAGATGGAACTCTCACCGCGTCTCATGTTGGTGGAACAGCAGTTAATTTTGTTACTGCTGCCGATGATGCTCTCATACAAATCGGTGATGACTTTGGATTTGACGGGAGTCTCACATGAGTTTTGATAGTTTAAATGACACATTTGATGTCTCTAGTGAAATAGTTTCTAGTGAACCAATCAAACCTATTCCCAAAGAAGTAGAAGCAATAAAAACTGACACAAGAAAAGATTATGAATATACAAGAGGTAACTTGTATTCATTAATCGAAAAAGGACAAGAAGCAGTAAATGGTATTCTTGAACTTGCACAAGAAACTGAACAAGCAAGAGCATATGAAGTTGCTGGGCAGTTAATCAAAAGTGTAGCTGATGCAACTGACAAATTAATTGATTTGCAAAAAAAATTAAAAGATGTAGAGGAGGATTCTAAAAAATCTTCTCCAACAAATGTTACCAATGCACTTTTTGTTGGTTCTACAGCAGATCTTGCCAAATTACTAAAGCAAAATAGAAGCGAAGATAAATAAACCATAGGGTGAGAAAACCCAAGGTTATTTACTAATATTTTAATGGCGCAGGCTGAAGATAAAAATTTGCCGTCACTAGATGACTATCTCATTCATGAAGAGGGACTTCCTTCTGTAGATGACTATCTCATTCATGAAGAGGGACTTCCCTCCGTAGAAGATTATATTGAAGTAGATAACGAAGAGGAAAAAAAACAAAAACAAATAGAAGAAACAGTAGAACCAGAAGTTGTGGAATCTACTGTTGATCTTACAGAAATTTTACATTTAATTAGTGATGTAAGGAAGGATATTCCTGAGATTCCTGAAGTAAAATATTATGATGATCAACTTGAAACAATTTGCGAAATAATTGATCAATTAAGGGAAGAAATCTCTGTAGTTCCTGAAGTAAAATATTATGATGATGAACTTGAAGCAGTATGTGAGCAGATTGATCAAGTAAGAAATTTTATCTCTAATAAACTTGAAGAATTACCAGAGGTAAAATATTATGATGAACAAGTTCAAAATATTGAAGACAGAATAGACTCTGTAATTCAAGAAGTATCTAATCTTCCTGAACCAAAGTACTATGAAGATGATTTAATCTCAATAAAAGAAGATATTGAGAAAGTAAGAGAATCTATTCCTACATTTCCTAAATGGGTAAATGAAATAAATGAAGTACCCGACTTCAGTTGGATCGGCAAAACCTTTAGTGTTATTGATGAAGATTTTGTAAAAGTAAATGATACCATCAATACTTTAGCAGAAAGAATAAAGCACGATTTTAAATTTTTTGAAGAAGATATTGAGAAAAAATATTTTGAACAAAAAACAGATTTAAAAAATGAAAATAATAAAATTTCTGAGGAATTTTTAGATCA